ATCATCCAACTCGTTCGCCAACCGACCAGCCGAACGAGCAGCGTCGTTCATTCCTCCAGCCGAATTCTCAAAGGCACCGCCGCTATCGTCGATCATGCTGAACGCCGACTCCAATGGCTCCAAGAAGCTCAGCATTTCTTTCAACGGCTTGATTTGCGAGGCAAGATGCGGCTCGATCATCACGCGTTGCTCAATGGCACGAAGCTGGCCTCTAATCGCCTTGATTTGCTCAGAGACGTTCCCCGTCAGAGTGATACCAATCGGCAAATCGATGCTCATGCCGGAAAGCGCCAGAATGTCTTGCGCCAACAAGTCAAGCTGATCTTGGGTGTAACCAGCCTCCCCGGCAGCTTCAGCGAAGCGAGCTGACAACAAGGCAATCATTGAGTTGACCTGCTCAGTCGAGAGACGCATCTCCTTCATCTCGGCTTCGGTGTCCACCAAAAGTTCAACGAAAGAATCGCCTGCTTTGAGGAGCGAAGAAAATTCTTTATCAGAATCTGCAATCTCGTCAGTGAGCTTGTTCATCTGGCGGACCGTGTTGCGAGTCGCACGAGCCTGCTCATAGCTGAGCGAAGTAATCAATGTGGTTTCGTTTGCAACGTGATTCAAGCGTTCGGCATACGTCTGATTCAAGAAGATCAGCCGCTCAAGTTGCGCCTCATCTATCGACTGCGCTTCGGTCTTGTAACGAAGAAGGCGCTCCTGCTCCAACAGTTGAGCGTTGACTGCCGCCAGCGCCAACTCGTATGCCCCAGAGTGGTCGCCAGCGTCGATGAGCGCTTGAATCTCGTCGTACAAGGCGTCAGTCAAAGCACCCTGCGCTTCAGCTTCTGCAAGCATCTCCGACGCCAGCAGCTTGAAGACTTCCCCCGAGTTCTCAACTTGATCTTGCAATTCCTCAAGCTGCTCGGCCAAATACTTCGTTCGGCCTGACAAGCGCCACAACGGATCGTCACCCTTGTCAACTGTGTTGACAAGACGAAGGATTTCGTCCGCTGCCTCGCCAGTCACACCCTTCGTAGCCAGCAACTCAAGAGCGACTTGATCGAACTCAGTATGCAGCCGAAGCGCTGTGTCTACTGCTTTGTCGCCTTCTACCCCAAAGACCCGAAGTGCGTCAGCAGTTTTCTTGCCGCCATCAGTGGCGTCATCCAAAAGGATTTCGCCAAGCTTTGCCATTGCATCGCCAAACCCTTTCGCTGCCGCTTCGCCCCTAGCTAGCTCATCAACCAACTCTTCAACCCGAGGGGTCAGCTCTTCCATCCGCTCCTTCGCATCCTTGTTCCGGTTGCTGAAAGCCGAGAATGCCGCTGTAAGCGCCCACACGGCAGCAGTGATGGCTGCCAACGGCAGCAGCGAAGCGATGAAGGCTTTCGCCGCAACTGCGGCTTGAGTGAAGCCTGCGGAGGCCATCGCACCAAACGCCTTGAGAGTAGCACCAGAAGACCTTGCCTCTAGCGCTAGCACTCTCATGTAAACGATGAGGTTCCCAACAGCTTTCCCAAGGCCCGCCATTGAAGCGATCAGTGAAGCGACAGCCTGAGTTTTCAGAACCTTGAAGTTGACGATCAGCGCCAGCAACGCTACACCCAACAACTTGGCCCACGCCTCGGAGCTGGTGACTAACTCTACGAACTGAGCGAAGGCTGCAATTACAGGAGTGATGGCTTGCACCATGCCGACCAACAGCGGAATGAATGCTTCCGCTGTCATAATCAACTGGCTCGCCATAACCTCGCCAACCTCAGCAAAGGCAGTAGCAAGGGGCAGGACAGCTTCAACCAGCTTGCCGAGGGTGTCTCGCAACTCATCCGACATGGCGGTAAGGGCGATGAACCCTAGAACTATGGGCGACCTCAAGCCAATCAAAGCGGAGATTTTTCCTAGCCCCGGTATCAGCCCGATTAGACTCCCACCAGCAAACGCACTCAGCGCTGTCGCTGCACCCATGATGATGGGCGCAAATTTTTGGAGCGACTCAGAAAGGCCACCCACCGCAATTTGACTTTCATTCAGGGTTTTGAGCGAATCCGCCAGCCCATAGATGAACTGCGATAGTGGTGCAAGCAACGCCGTGACTGCTTCTTGCATCTCGTTGAGGAGCGGAGCGAAGTAGCCACCCTCACGAACAGCAAGCGAAACTTGCTTCGTGAAGTCGTAGGAAGCTTTGATGACCGGGCCGAAGCCTTCTAGCAACACATCGCCAAAAGCGATCTGCATGTCGTTCAGCAAGCGAGGGAACGAACGCAAAACTTTTCCGGGTTCGAGCATCGCCGCTTCGTAAGCACCGGCAACTTTGGCGGCTTCCTCAAGCACCATGTTGGTGATCGCTTGCTGGCGCTCCTGCTGAGTCAAGCTCGTAGTTGCCTTGCCAATCGACTGGGCGTAACCCTCGTAAGCCTCAGACGCGTACTTCTGGATGCCCACCGAGCGAAGTAACTGCGAGTTGCCCGTCTGAATAGCATAGGTGAGCCGCATCGCTGTAGCCGTCGAGTTCGACTGGCTAATGACAGCCAAGTCCTGAGCAGCACGAGCAACCTTGGTCGCATCAGCCAAGTCAATTTCGGCCTTGGCGAACAAGACGGCGATCTCCTGCGCCGAACGCATCTCGATGCCTTTAGCCCTAATCGCATCGGCAGCATCACGAAGAGAACCCTCAGCAAGACCTGAGGATTTTTCGATCGCCCCCATCGCCGTGTCCATCTCGGCCACCGAAGCAGCCGCCATGAACGAACGCTTTGCCAAGACAGCGGTAGAAGCGATCATCGCTCCCGCCGCAACAGCAGCAGTCTTCAGCGACTTGTCGAGGACCGAAACTTCACTCTGAGCAGCTTTAGCCTCTTGAGCAAGACGGCCAAGCGACATCGAGGCAGCCTGCATGTCCCGCTGGAACTGCACCATTTCGGCGTACAAGCCGACTGTAAGTTCACCTGCGACGTAGGCCATGCTTCTTGCTACCTTTGCTTGGCGGCTTGCTCACGTTCCCAAGCTCGAAGCTTGTCGTGGGCGTACCACCCGACCAACTCATCAGCCGAAAGAGGCCGATGGGCCGGAGAGCCGAACACGAGTTCCTCTACCGTCCTTCCCAGCCTTTCGGCCAAGAAGAACAGGTATCGGTACTCGGGGTCTTCTAACTGTCTTTTCCCTCTGGCTCGACCCCTTCTTCAACGGACATCCCCGACATCTCCATCGCCACCTTGGCAACGACTTCGACTGCCTTGGCCGACTTGTTCTGAATCAACTCAAAGTCTTCGGGGCTGTCATCAAAAATTGGGGTACCGGTTTCAGGGTCAAATGCGGTGGCGATCACAAGCATCGGGTAGAGGCGACTGATGTCAACTCCCCCGTCGCCCGTAGTAGCCGACTGAAGCATACGGCTCCTCATGCCAGTGGAAAGAGTCCGCACTTCGACATCGACATTCCACTCGGGAACATGAACAAGACGTTTGCCGATGTCGTCGGCGGCAATAATGCGGTCACGGAGGGACACTAAAGACTCCTATCAGGAAGTGGCTCGGGTCACGGCTCCAGTGATCTGGAGTTCGAGACTGATGGGAACCATATCCCCAATAGCCGGAGAGATGTCGTAACTCGTGATGTAGGCGCTACCCGTGAACTTCGGGTTGGTTGCGCTCACCGCTGCCGAGTTCGCTCGGAACTCAAACAGGAACGGCGTGTCAACGTTCGCAAGGTGATCGGTGACAGCATCATCGAGCGTCTCATCGAACATGCCGCTGGTCGAAAGCGTGGCGTCGTACATGCCGATGACGTAGGTCTTGGCGGCTGTGCCGAAGGCCGAAGTCTCTGCGGTGTCGAAGCTGCGACTGAGCGAAATGTCGTTGAGGTAGGCGTCGATCTGCAACGAAGCAGAACCAGCGCCAGAAGTAGGTTCGATAGCAAGGTATGCGTCCTTGCCGTGACGGAAAGCCATGATGGACTCCAGTTTCTATCGGGAAGTCAAAGTGACGATTGGGACGTAGGAACCGGTGGTTCCACCTGTCACCGTGAAGGTGACCTTCACATAGCGCTCGATTGCGCCTGTGATCTCAAGGCGCTGGTAGGCCGTAGCACCAGCAGCAAACGTGTTGAAGTCGGAAGCAGTCGCTCCCGTGACGGCGGTGTAAGTGCCGCCCGAAGTAGTCGAGGTCGTGATGGCGATAGTGAGATCACCGGCATCACGAGTGTTCGTCGGAATGTGAACGTGGGCGAGGCAACTGTTGGCAGTGGTCACCGCAGTTGCACCACGGTCGATCGCTGCCGAAGTCGCCGTAGCCGAAACCGTGGACAGGTCACTCAGCGCCACCCCGTTCTGGACTCCCTTCGACCCTTGAACCTCCATTGAGGTCGAAACGATGTCGGAAATGACGGCTGAAACGTCGTAGCTGCTGATGTGGCCGAACATGATCGAAGCTCGATCGCCTGCGGTGAGCGTTCCGCTGCCCGAGTAAATCACTGAAGTGGTGACCTCGTTCTGGTTGTTGACCGATGCGAAAGCTTCTTGAACTGCGGTGTCGGTGCCAGTAGTTGACGCTTCGTACATGCCGCTCAAGCTGAGAGTTCCGTCGTTCTGGCCGATGACGTAAGTTTTGGCATCGGTGCCGAATGCGCTTGTCTCGGCCGGGTCCGCCGAGTACGAAGCACTCGCATCGTTGAAGTACGGACTCAGGTTGTAGTCGTTGAGAAACACGCTTGTGTTCTTGCCGTGGATAAACGCCATCAGTCATCGTCTCCCTCTTCAACCTCATCATGCTGATGAGTAGTGGCCTTACTGCTAGCCTTGACAAGCTCAATGTCGCCACGTTGGATAAGCCACTTGATGTCATTAGACGGGAGGTCGCTTACGACATCGCCAACGTCAGCCGTCTTGCCGTTATAAAAGAGCTGGCTATTTACTCGGTACTTTGCCATGTACTTGTCCTTGGGCAGCCCTGACTGGATTTACCCAAGGAAGGTCACAAGGACACGGAACTCCAGAAGCAAAGCCACAAAGGGCACGAACTCGATTGTGACCTGAGCCTATTGCTGGCCCGCCAACCGGTTCAAGAGCCGCCTTGGTTCTTTGCCTTACAACGGTTACACGAAATCGACCACGGCCTCGTCAAACTCTCGGCAAGCAACTTGTCACAACGCCAGCAGCGAGGAGACTCATCTACGGTTGACGACTCGCCGTAAGGATTCGTCATAGCGGCCTGACCACGGCGAAGTTCATTGAAAACAACGAACGCCCATTGCTGTCTCGTGAAATCAAACCGGGCATCCCATTCGGCTCGACTCGATGATACGTCTTGTCGTTCACCGTCGTTTCGGTGAGGTCTACAAAAATCTCAAAGACCTCTTGGCAGTCGGACCGTCCTTGCTCATACGAAGTGTTGCGAACGTAAATCTGCATCTCCGGCCGGACAATCTTCGTTTCCCCGAACGTATACATCGGCGGAGCACCCGAGTTCTCGTAGACCGCCATGCAGTTGTCGGGTGACTCAGGCATCAGTGAAAGAAAAAGGTTTGTGCCTAGAACGTACTTGCCACTGCTAGCTGCATACACCGAGTCAAGATACTCACCCATATCGGTCAGAAGTTGAGTGCTCATCTAGAAGACCTTCGTGATAACGCTGCCGCAACTGAAGCAGCGATCCACTTCGGAATTTCGGGAACACTGTGGAAAAGCGGCTGAGTCAGGTACTTGCGCTTGCCCTGCCCGTACTCGGGTGGAGCCTCATGAACCTCCACGGCATAGTTGCGGGCAGGGAAATCTCGGCCGAAGCCCATAACGACTTCGACCTTCCCTATGCCAGAAGCAGTCGGGTA